GAGTTTGAAAATCATGACCGCATTAAGGCAATCAATGCTTATGTACGTGAGAAAAAGGGCGGATGCCTTAATCCAGAGCCATCCGTGGCCATTGATTTAATTCGCGAGTTTAAGCAAAAAGAAGCCGAGCTTCGGTGGCTATACTGGCGAGCGGTGCTGGGCTTTAAAAGTCTTATAGCTGACAAGGGCTTGGAAAGAACTTTAAGAACGCATGGATTTCTAGAGGAGGGTAGCGAGTGAGTTTTAGTTTTCCTAAAAAGCCTAACTTTGAAAACATCCAACACGCCCTAGATGCTGCCAGAAGTTTGTCATGCGCTGGCAAGGATGAGAGAAGCGTAGATGCACTACGTGATTTGGCATCAGAGCTATTAGAGCAATTCCCGGTGGTGAGGAAGAAATGAACATTTTTACCGAGAAATACTGGCCCGTGCTTACAGTTCGTATGTCGCCTGAGAGCCTAGAAAAGCTCACGCGTATTGCAGCTAAGAATAAGCTGGATAGATCGGGTTATGTTAGGAAATGGGTGGAGGAGTTGAAAGAATGAAAATCTACGGATCATATGTCAAGGATTCGCTCATCGCTAACGGCTATCGTCGGCTCTACATTGACATACCCGATGAGAAGGCGCTGGAGCTATTCACGCATATCGGCATACCGACCGCGAACAATCCGGTGCCGGTGTTTATTTCAGCAGTAGTTGCTGAGGAAAATAATACATAAAATAATATGGCATTCAAAAAAGGACATAATCTAGCGAACGGAAGGCCTAAGGGCTCTGGCAACAAAGCCAAGGTTGAGCTTGCCAAGAAGATTGTGGTGAGCGGCCTTACCCCGCTTGAGTACCTGATTTCCATTTATCAGGATGAGACTGCTGATAGACATGAGCGTATGCAAGCGGCCAAAGATGCCCTGCCGTATATTCATAAAAAAATGCCACAGGAAACCACACTCTCTGGTGACAAGCAGAACCCCGTATCTCTTACAATTATAACAACGAAAGGAAAGTCATGATCGAGTTTAAGGAAAGTCATCGCCCATCAGATGGTGCTATTATAGCCAGGCTTGGGCAGGCTGATATTGAGCAGCCCAACATAGATTTTAATAGAACTTGGTTTACCGATATTTATTTTGACGGGAAGTGCATCGCCAGCATTCATCACGGACACTGCCTGCCGAGCACCCTTCAAAAGCAGCTTGCATTTATTGATGGCGCGCTTGCCAGCGGTGTGGCGACCATTCGCCCAACGCTGGATGAACAATTAAGGGTAGCGGCTGAATAAGATGCAAATAACCTACAGTTATCAGGACTGCCCTACGATTGAGGCTTTCGCGAATAGCGATAAGTTCTTTCGTGGGCTTATGGGGCCGTTTGGCTCTGGGAAGTCCTCTGGCTGTGTTATTGAAATGGTGCGTCGAACCGAGCAGCAAAAGCCACAACATGACGGCATCAAGCGGGCAAGGTTCGCGGCCATACGAAACACTTATGGACAGCTTGAAGACACCACTATTCGCACCTTCCAGCAATGGTTGCCGTTTGGTGAATTTGGAACCTATTACACATCAGATCATAGATTTGTTTGCGATAAAATAGATGGCATGGAGTTCGAGGTTTTATTCCGCGCGTTGGATAAAGAGCAGCATGTGAAGAAGCTGCTCTCAATGGAGCTTACGGGGGCGTGGCTTAATGAGGCGCGAGAGATTCCTAAAACCATTGTGGATGCGCTTGGTGGCCGCGTGGGGCGCTATCCTGCGGTAAAAGATGGGGGATGCACGTGGTTTGGTATGTTTGCCGACACAAACCCGCCTGACGATGACTCATGGTGGTATAGGCACTTTGAGGAGAATAAGCCCGGCAACTCGGCTATATTTAAGCAGCCCTCAGGTCGCTCTAAGGATGCAGAGAATATAGGCAACCTTCCGCCGAACTATTATACCAATCTGGCTCTTGGTAAATCAGAAGAGTTCTTACGGGTTTATGTGGATGGGCAGTACGGTTATGTGGTAGACGGCAAGCCTGTTTATCCGGAATATAATGACAATGTGCATTGTGCTGAGTTTGAGCCTATTAAGGGGCGCATCATATACCGTGGATGGGATTTTGGGTTGACCCCGGCTTGTGTACTTACGCAGCTATTGCCGAATGGACGTTGGATAATCATTGATGAATTAAATGCCGACGATATGGGCATCCAGCGTTTTGGTGATAACGTTATTCAATGGTGCGGCAGGGAATACCCCGGCTTTAGCTTCGAGGACATTGGCGACCCGGCGGGAGAAAGCAAAAGCCAGACCGACGAGCGCACGTGTTTTGAAATTCTCCGCGCTATGGGGATCAATATTAGTGGTGGCGACCAAGACCCGTATATACGCATCGAAAGCGTTAGGAAGCCGCTAAGCCAGATGGTGGATGGCAAGCCAGCCTTCGCCATCCACCCGCGATGCAAGGTGTTGCGCAAGGGCTTCATGGGGCGCTATCGCTACCGCCGGCTACAGGTTTCTGCTGAGCGTTATGATACCAAGCCGGAGAAGAACGAATACAGTCACCCGCATGATGCGCTACAATACATAGCGACGCGTCTATTTGCTGCCGCTCTCAAGCGTGGCGCTGCTGATAAATCACTTAACTATCGTCAACTTTATAGGAGCTAAAATGCGTAAAGACCTGTTAGACCAACTGATTGAAACATCCATCGCGCCGATTGCCAACTGGGATTTAGAGGGCAGTCAACTTAATGTGCGCGTGGTAAAACCCGACACGAGCAGCGAAGAGATCGAGAGCTTGCAACGTGGCGCGAAATTTGTAACCAACATTGAGTCGCCTAATATTATCCAGAACCTTGAGTATTTTGGTATTCAGATTCCCTCCGAGCTGCGCGGCTCGATCATCAAGTATATCAATGGCGAGTCGGAGCGCAAGGAAGAGGAGAAGGCTACGGCTGAGGGCGCAAAACTCACTGATGCGCGCGGCACTGTGTTTAGTGCAGACATTCATGCGGTAGATGAAACCGGTCGCCCGGTGCTGACGAAATTCAAAACCTTCAAGAAAAAGGATTAACCAAATAAGCGGTTTGCCTGACCGCTTGCATTAAATGGCCTTGGGCAAGCCACTCATGAACGTCGTGATGACGTGCATATTCCCTCCGATGGAGCCACTATGTCACTTAAACAAGAAGATGTACTAAAGAGATTTGATGATTTTAAGCGCCGGTTTCTAAATGGCTGGCAGCGCGATAACTGGCTGAAGTCAGAAGTGCGGGAGAACTATTCCGCAGTAGATGGCTTCAGCTATGGCGACTATCAGAGCGGCCAGTGGGAGAATCTGGATTACAGCCGCCGTAAGACTGACCAGAAGCCCTGCTACCAGATTAATAAACTCGCTCGTGTGGTGGACGCCATATCGGGCTTCCAAGTGCAGAACCGCAGCGAGATACGCTACCTGCCACGCGAACTAAGCGACGAGCAGCCCCCTCAGGCACCCAACGTACTCGCGCAGCCCATGCAGCCCGCGCCCATGACGCTTGGGCAGGACGCGAAGTTTGCCGACGTGGTAAATGACGGCATTCAATATATCCGGCAGGAGAGCCGAAGCGACCTAGAGAACAGCAATGCTTACACCGACATGCTTATTTGCGGTGTTGGCGCTGTGGATAACATCATTTCGTATGATGAGAACCCCAACGGCGAAGCGTCTGTAAGGCGTGTTGCACCCCACCTTCTGATGTGGGATATAGCGGCGCGCAAGAAGAACATGACCGATGCTAATGCAGTGGCAAGCGCCTCCCTGCATGACAAGGATACACTGCTGGCTGAAATCAATGCGGAGCGCCCGAAGAGTCAGCAGATATCCGACTTCCCTACCGGCAATGATGATGAGTTCCTTAGCTGGTTCAATAACGGCACCGACGACAACCTTGTGGTGGCATATGACTTCCAGTGGCGTGTCAAGGAAGCCTACTGGCAGGTGCAGAATACTATCATGGAGCGCCCGGATTTAATGCCTGCGCTGGAAGCGTCTGGCGTGTTGGCAAACGCTAAGGAGCGCGGCGTAGATTTATCCCGCGATGAAATCTTTAGCATCAGCGTGGAGGAGTACAGTTCCTTTAAGGAAGCGTTTGGATTACTTGGCATCGAGTTCAAGGCGGTGAAGCAGCGCACCTATAAATACTACCGCGCGAATATCGTTGGCGGTATGCTTATCAGTGACGACGAGAACTACAGCCAAAAAGGATTCAGCCTGAAGTTCATGACCGGCAAATGGTCGGAAACTCGGCAGTGCTGGTATGGTGTGGTGAGCGTGGCGAAAGACCCGCAAAAGCTGCTTAACAAGGCCATGAGTGACCTTTCAGAGTTGCTTTATATTTCGCCCCACGGCGGCGCATTAGTGGAGAGCCGGGCGGTAGGTGGCGCTGCCAATCTAAAGGACTTTAAGGACACATGGTCAAAGCAGCGAGAAGTGACCATACTTGCAGATGGAGCTATCTCTGGTCAGTGGTTTATGATGAAGCCGCAGGCACAGGTAAGCCCCGCTATTCTGCAAACCATCGAATTTGCGGAACGCTCTATTCTGGAATGTCCGGGTCTTACGCCGGAGTTCCTGGGCGTGGCGGATGGTAGTGCGCAACAGGCTGCTATGCTTCAGGCGCAGCGTGTGCGGCAAGGGCTAGCGGTGCTGGCAACTTATGCTGATGCCCACAGCTTCTTCCTGCAAGATCAGGGCAAGCTGTTCGTGGATATGCTGGCCGTGTTGGCAGAGAACAGCGGAGGTCTCATCATTCGCAACCTGTCCGGCAACAAAGCGCAGCCTTATGTGAAGCTACTGAAAGACCAGATCGCTACGGAATACGACCTTATCGTGAAGGAAATGCCCAAGACCCCTGATGAGCGCCAGCGCGAAACTGACGTGCTGCTACAAATTGCAGGCATGTTAACGCAGGCGGGCCGTGATGGAGGGGCCGTCTTGCCGCTGATCATTGAGAATCAGGATATCAACAGCGACAAGCTGGATGAAGTGCTGGCCGCAACCCAGCCGCCACCGCCGCCGCAGCCAGACCCTATCAATACCGAGCTTTTGCAAGCGCAGGCAGATGATTTACGGGCCGGGGCTGCTCTCAAGCGCGCTGATGCCGCTAAGAGGGACGCAGAAGCCAAGGGGCTTAACCTCGATCTGTTAGAGCAATTCAAGAGCCTGCGTGAGGAAGACCGCACGGAGCGCGAGCTTGAGAATCAGAAGATGAAAGCGGAGATAGCCAAGATCGCTTCCGAAACAGTTCTCAATACGATTAAAGCACAACAACCCATAGGAGCAGTAGCATGAGCGATTTAGACCTTACGAACCCTGAAATCTTCCAGCAGGAGCTTGAGAAAGCTGCGCAAATGGAAGAAACGCAGGAGCAGGCGCAAGAAAGCGAAGCCGCAGAAACGGTAGAGCAGGAAACTACCGAGGAGGTGCAGGAAGAAACCGCAGAAGAGCAAACCAGCGAAGAAACTGAGGGGGAATCCGCAGAGGGCGATGAAGAACCCGAAGTGCAGGTAACGGAAAAAGGCAAGATGGTTCCTTATGGGGCGTTGAAGGCCAAAACCCAAGCCGCACAAGAGGCAAATGAGCGAGCAATTCAGGCGGAAACGCAGCTGTCCATGATTATGCAGGCATTGCAGGCTAAGCAGGAACGGGAATCTGCTCCGGTTAAGCAGGAAGCCACCAACCTAAAGAACGATTACGACCCGGACATTCAGCCTGTTGAATATCTCCGGCGTGAAATTGAAATCCGCGATGCGAAGATGGCCACTTTCGAGCGGGAGCTTCAGGGGATAAAAACCGGAACGGCTAAGCAGACGCAGATTCAGCAGGTAGTGAGTGTGGTGGCGCAGGATTTGCAAAAAGCAGTGGCTACCGGCGAAGACCCCCACGCCAAGGAAGCCTATGACTATTTGCATCACGCAAAAAGCCGCGAGTTCTCCATGATTGCCTCTAATGAGGCTGAGCTTGGGCAAATGCTGGATAACTATTTCATGTCTTTTGCTAATACGGCGATTCAGGGCAAGAAAAGCCCGGCCAAGATGTACCGCCAGCTTGCAGATAGCCTTGGTTATAAGCCCGCTGGAAAGCAAACCACCACCGCACCTAAGCGCGATGTGGCTGCCATTGAGCGCAACAAGGGCAAAAGCACGAGCCTCAATGCAGGCACGGCATCTGCGGAGCTTAATGGAGCGCCTAAAGATATTAAATTTGCCATGAACAAGAATGGGAAGGGCACAAATGAAGTCCTATTCCAGAAACTTTTGCAGAGCATTAGCCAATGAAATATTACGAACAGAAATTACAGGCCGTGCGGCAGCTTATGGAAGACATGCCGTTCGGCCCGTATGTAAAAACCCCTAAAGCAGAGTCGGCGCATTTTAGAAAGCTGTTCCCGCTCCCATTTCATTGCATTGCCGACGGCGTTCCAAGGCTAATAGATATTACATTCAAGGAGTTTGAAGAATTGGCCCCGATTGCGCAGGCTGAAAAATCGCGTTTGCATAACAAGAAAATTCTGCTAAACTGAGCGCGACTAGAAGTAATGCGTCACGATAGTTCGCAACTGTTTATTAGGTTTCAGGGAACAAAAACCTCGGCTTTAGGGAAACTGCCGTAAAACGCCCTCGCTCTTAGCCAGCGTTAAACCTGCTCGTTAATCACACCTAGTCATGTGTTTACGAGAATTACAGGTTTAACATGACAACCACGAACTTTCCTACTGGTTCAGTCCATACAGTAAAACTCTGGTCCGACCGGGTTTATCAGGATGTAACCACTGACACCGAACTCGTCTCCGAAATGGTGACGGACGGTACCCTTCAAAAGCGTGAAGAACTTTCTAGGGATAAAGGCGATGAGGTAAAATATACCTTCCGTCGTCGCATTTCTTCGAAGGGTCTTATTGGCGATACCTCAGCAACGGGTAATGAAAAAGCCCTGACCTTCGATCAAGCCACGCTTCTCGTTAACCGCCTGCGCCAGGTGGTGCAGATTCCGAATGATGGCACTATCAGCGCGCAGCGCGTGGTGTTCAACATGCCGGAAGAAACCTACGCAGCACTCCGCGATTATATTAAAGAGCGCCTGATTGTGGGCGTGCTAAACCATCTTGCAGGCAACGTGGCCTCTTCCATCACCTATGATGGTGAGACATTCTCCACGGCAACCGAGCTTCTGGAAATCACGGCGCTGAACGCTTGTATTGCGCCGAGTGCTAACCAGCACATCTTCGCAAATGGCAACACGACGGACGCTCAGGTAAACGCGGACACGGCAGCGAAATTCAGCTTTACGCTGATTGACGAAGCTGAGGCCCGCGCTCGCAAGAACCGTCCTTACATCGTGCCGCTTGCACAAAATGGCGTGATGTACCGTTGTTATCTGCATGTGGATGGCTTCAAGCAACTTATTCAAGATACCACGGCCCCGATTCAGTACCGCGATATATACCTGAATAAAATTGCTTCGGGCAAAGCCAATGAGTTGTTCGGCACTCGCATCCAGTACAGCCAAACCGAAATCGTAGTAACCGATAAGATTCCTTATGGCGTGAACTCCACGACCGCACAAACCAACGTGCGTCGCGCTGTTTTCGTGGGCAAGGAAGCTGGTTGCATCGCTTACGGCAAGGGCTTTACCGCGAATGGCAAAACCACGCCGGGCTTCTCGTTCAAGGAAGACACGGTTGACATTGATGATCAGCGTCGCATTGCGGTCGTTGCCATCTATGGCGCGAAGAAAACTCAATACAACAGCGTTGATCGCGGTTCCATCGTGATTTCGCACTACGTGGCATAGGAGGATTTATGACAGCTTATACTGGAACTAATACGCAGGTCGGTCGTTGGCAGTCTGGTTTGGAGTACACGGCGGTTGGCAAATATGCGCTTACGGGCGCGGTTGTTTCCGGCGATACCTTTACCTGGACTGACATTCTTCCTGCAAATGACGTGCAAATCCTTGGTTTTACGCTTTACGGCGCAGAGCTGGATACAAACGCTTCTCCTACCGCAACCCTGATTGCCGGTGATGGCACCGATACTGATGCCTATCTTGCAAGCAAGACTCCGGGCGATGCTAACGGGCAAATGCAGTTCTTCGGTGATGGTGCTGTTATTGGCACTTCCGATCAGGCTAGCCGCAGTGTCGTTCTGACTCTGGGGGGTACGCTTGGTACGGCTGCATCCAGCGGTACGATCTGGATTGCGGTTCGCTACTACTGCAACGGCGATCTGTAGGATTGGTAATGGCTGACTTTGGGGGCATGAAATCAGAGATAGCTAACGAGGTAAACCGTACCGATGTGGATGACCTTATCGGTACGGCTATCCAGACGGCTATTCTTGAGTATCAGGAAAACAAAGTCAGCTTTACTAGCAAAATAGAGGACAGCATTTCGGCAACGGCTAGTAGCGAAAACTTAACGCTACCCCCTGATTATTTCGCCATTGATACCATCAAGATTATTTACGGCACGAATGACGAGGCAGTGCTGGAAACAGGAAGCTGGACAGACATGCAGCGCCTCGATCAAACCCCAGGACGCCCAAGCCAGTTTGCCATTTTTAATGGTGTTGCCAAGCTAAGAGCAATTCCAGATAGCGCATATCAGGTTGTTTATTCCTACTGGTATAAAGACGCGCTTCCCGCCTCTGCGGGCGACACTAATATTTGGATGACGAATGTCCCCCACCTTATCAAGTGGCGGGCGAAAGCATTTCTTTATGCCGACGTGCTGGAAGATGAGCAGCGAGGCACATTTTTCCTGAATTTGGCCGACCGCGAAATTGCCAGAATCAAGGCTGTTTTAAACGCGGAGACGCAATCTAACAAGCTGAGCTATAACTAATATGCCGTTTATCCCAACCTTAGGTTATGAGTATCCATCCACGAATGATGTGGCCTATCAGGATACTTTCGGCACGGTTATCAATAACCTGTTTTTGTCGTTTGGCAGTGAGTTCATTCTTTCCACTACTGCGCGCAATGGAAATGACAAGCTGGTTTCAAAGCAAATATTGAAAGATTATGGCGAGGAGCTTTCTTCGCCATCCATTTCTTCGAACGTCCTGACACTGAACGTAGAAAATGGAAATCACTTTGCCGTTTCTTTAGATGCCAACGTAACAACCCTTACGCTATCTAACCCCACGGCAAGCGGGGATTTGTGCGCAATTACGGTTTGGCTCAAGCAAGACGGCACTGGCGGGCGAACGGTAGCGTGGCCCGCCAGTATTAAATGGGCGGGCGGAACGGCTCCTACCGTTACTAGCACGGCTAATAGAACTGATATCTTTGTGTTCATGACAAAGGATGGCGGCACATCGTGGGCTGGCTCCATCGTTGGTCAGAATTTCGCGGGGCTGTAGCATGACGGCGGGGATTCTCTCAGCATCAGCAAGCGGGGCCTCTGCACCGAGATTTTTGGCCTACACTGATAATGGGCTTCTTATTTCTTCCCAAAATGGGGTGAGCTGGTCTTTGGTTGCGAAAGACTACACCCTGTCTGGTAATGCCTACACTATACGCTGGCTTGGCAATCGGTGGCTGATAGGTGAAAATATTGTTTCTCCAAACGCCGCGAATCAGATTCAAGGTGTTACCGTACCGGGCAACATCAGAGAAAGAATGGCTGCCTATGACGGCTCGAATAGAGTTGTGTATGTTGGCCTAGATTTAGACGACCCAGCGCCCCGTCCGCTGGCATCTATTTATGGCGACAGCCCTTATAATAGCTTTACCCCGGTTAATACGTCCATTCCAACGCCCGCCAATACTAGCGGTGGCTCTTGCGTGGATTATTTCAATGGGAACTTTGTTACTATTGCTGGTGATGCGGCCATTGCCTATAGCTCAAACGGGGAAAGCTGGACTAATGCCCTTTCTATTTCTGACTGGTTCGGTGGCGGCGGGTGGGGAGACACCGCGAAAAGCGGCTCTTATGTTGTACTTACTTCCTCGGCTGGATTTACCTCTTCGGATTACTGGTATTCAGCAAATGGCACTACATTTTCTACGATAACGGCCAATGATTTGGCATCGCCGGACGTTGTAACTTATGATTCTACAAATTCACAGTTTATCCTTGCCAATGCCGCTAGCGCGCAGATTAAGAGCGATATCACTAGCGCCTCTGGAACTATTGCTTCTCTTCCCTCGTTTAGCGACGTTAGGCAGGCAGCGTCTATTGACGGCATTACCTGTATTGGCGGGGCAAATTCTGGATCTCCTCGCATTGCTTATAGCGCAAATGGCGGGGCTTCTTGGGCGGTAGCAAGCCTGCCGACGCTTAGCGGGGCCGCTCGCATCATTGCGGTGGGGGCGCGGGTATGAGTCGGGCTTTTCGCAATGCAAAAATATCCCCGCAGCCGGGTGTAAATCCGCGCCCGGATAATACTCCAAACAATACACCATATTGGACTAATGCCGATAAGGTTAGATTTTACGATAATATGCTGCGCAAGCTGGGGGGCTGGCAGGGCGCGCAAACTAATGGCGATGTGCCGGATGGCATATGCCGCAGGATTTATAGTTATTTCTACAGCGGGAAGTTCCGCTATCTGATTGGAACGCACAAAAAGCTCTATGAGTATGTGCAGGGAACTTTAACCAATATTACGCCGCTACAAACCACCGCGACGGCCACGCTCGGCACTGACCCGATCGGCACGACTGATACCAGCGATGAACTGGTTATAACCGACACCACGGCTGGCAGGGCTAATGGCGACCGGATTAAACTGACAGCGGCCACCACGACAAACGGCGTTCCTGATACTGATATTAATAAAGAGCACATTATTTTCGGCGTAGTGGCTAACACTTCGTTCAAAATCCGCGTGGCCACTCCGGCAACTAGCACGGGTAGCGGCGGCGGAAGCTCAACTCAGGTGTTCGACGAAATTGCCGACGGCTTTGTTGATTATGAGCTTGGTTTCGGCTGGGGTGGCGGGTTGTGGCAACCGGCTGGTGCCGGGCTTCTCTGGGGGCAAGGCACTGCGTTTACTAATACATATCGCAGACCGCGCATATGGAGCTTCGACCGCTTTGGAAATGATATAGTTCTAACTCCGGGTGATGGCGGCAAAGTCTATATATATCAGAATAACAATGCCACGGCCCCGACCGTTCTTACCAATAGTCCTGCGCAAAGCAACTTTGTGTTCGTTGAGAACAACGCGGTTTGCTCGGTTTATAATAACGTATTTAGCGCCTCTGATCTTGGCAACGCCACGGTGTGGTCGGCTGATGAAACTAACCTTGCTTATAGCGATACCATCGAGGGTGCGGACGTTTTCTGGACTTCCGTCCCGGTAAGGGAGGGAAGGCTGCTGATGAGCCAAACGCAGGTGTGGCTTCTGCGTTATGTTGGGCAGGCAAATGGAATATGGTCGGCGGAACTCAAGGATGCGACGGCTGGCCTTCTCTCTCCAATGTCGGCAGTTTCGCTGCGCGGCATTGCCTATTGGGTTGGGCAGTATGATTTCCACATCTATGACGGCGGGATTATTAGAAGCGTCCCCAATACGGTTAAGCAATATGTTGGCACAAGTCAGTCGCTTTCTCAGTATTACAAGTCATTCCTCTGGGTAAGTGGCGCGTTCAACGAAATGTGGCTTCACTTCCCGTCTATTTATGGCGTGGGTGAGCCGGATACCTATGTAATTTTTAACTTTCTGGAAGAGCATTTCACGCCCGGAACAATGGACAGAACGGCGGCTGAATATCCGACCGTAAGCGAGTTTTACCCGCTGCTTATTGATTCTGATGGCGGCATGTGGCGGCATGAGGTTGGCTACAATGATGGTAACTCTGCCATGTCATCTTATGCCGAAACCAACTGGTTCCAGCTTGGCAATGGCGATGAAACCATGCGGATCATGCGGATCACGCCTGATTCTACGCAGGTTGGCGATATTGATCTTACTATCAATACAAAGCTGCACCAGCAGGACACAAATATTCGCAGCTTCGGGCCATATGCCATCAACACTGCCACGCAAAAAGTTGACACGCGCGCGCACGGAACCCTGGCGCAATATAGGTTTGAGCAAAACGCTATGGATGAATTTTTCATCATGGGTGGCTGGTATCAAGGTATCCAAGGGAGTACGCCGCGATGAAGCTGCAATCATTCCCATCATTTTCAAAAGAATCATCATTGCTTGAAGATTTGCGGAGAGTTTCGCAAATACGCGACGATGACATTTCTGCCATTCAAACGATGGGCGAAAGACAGACTCATTATGGGCCTTTCTTCCCCGCTACGCGCGAGGTTTCGGCAAGTAAAGCTGTTGGTTTGCGTGATTATCACTTGGATGTGGATGCTACGGGCGGAGCCATCACTATTACGCTTCCTGCCCCTTCGCAGGCGCTAAAGAATCGCCAGCTGGTTATCACAAAAGCGGATTCGAGCGGGAACGCGGTCACGATTAGCGGTAATGGAGCGAATATCAACGGCTCCTCTACCGCAAGTATTTCATCGCAATATGGCGTGAAGCGGATTCATTTCCTGCCAACCGCCGGGGAATGGAGGGAAGTATAATGGTTAGTTTTGGTAGTATTTTGGGCGGCGTTGGCGCTCTGGCTAGCGCTTTTGGCGGGAAGGACAAGCAAACAACGAGCTCGCGAGTTGATGGCTTTCAGGCGCTGCCGAAAGAGGTGCAGGACATGCTTTTAGAAAGCTACCTGCCGAAGGTGCAGAATATTTTGAATATGCCCTATCAGGCCATCCCTATGCAGAGGGCCATGAACCCAGCGGGCGATCCGTTTGCAAGCAAAGGAATGTGGGATTTGCAGAATTTCAGTGATGCAGCCGGTGGATATTTTACCCCATTTAGTGCTGGGCCTACTGGCGGAGTTAATGCGGCTTCCTATGCGGGCGCGGCCGGCTCACAACCCCAACCGGCGCAGAATGCTACTGGCGGCGCTCCTACAGGCAATGCCGTTGCCGCTCAATATCTGGCCGAAATACAAAAATCTCCCCAAACAGGAGGGCTTGCCAAGCAGCTGCAGGTGATGCTCGCTAATGGCTCCCTCACGATGGAAGATTTGGGCAGGGGCCTATCCTCTCGCGGCTATATGAGCAAAACTTTTAATGCCGCCGATCCTTCTCTTTGGCAGGGGGGATTCTAATGGTCACTCAGGTTACACAGCCAATTAATACTATCCTCGCCCGCATGGCGGGGCTGCTTAATGAATCAGAGCAAGCCGGGGGCGGTATTGTTGACCAGCGCCGGGCTTCCAACAGTGCTGCTGCGCAGCTATATGACCAGCTGCGCTCTCAATATGAGGCGACCGGCAATATTCCAACTGGCTCGTATAATGGCGGCGTTTCTCCGGTGGGGCAGATAGAGCCGCTTAATCAATGGCAGCAGGATGCGCTTACAAGGCTTCAGGGCGGCGCTCCGGCCATGGGATTCATGCAGGGGGTTCAAGATGCCTTCAAGGGCGCACAAGGCGCTGTATCGCAATTGCCGGGCAACCTAACTGATCAGCAGTTTCAGGAATACTACCAGCGCTTCTTTAATCCTTATACTCAGGATGTGGTAAATCGCACTTCGGAAAATATCCAGCGGCAAGCCCAGATTATGAAGAACCCATTGAAAGAGGTTCTTGCGGGCAATAACAGCTTTGGCTCCACGGCACAGGGGATTGAATACGGCAAGATTGGCGATGCGGCCTTGCGTAATATTGGCGACATCACGGCAAGCCTTAATGCCTCTGGCTTCAATAGCGCCGTGAATAGCGCCATGGGCAATTATCAGGCGGATACTCAAAACGCTTATAATCGCGTTGGCGCATTTGGCAACCTTATGGGCCTTGGCGTTCAAGGCAATCAAGCAAATCAGCAGAACTTTGCGCAGAATGTCCAGAATCAGCTTTATGCAGGCGATCGTGTGCAGCAGCAGAACCAAAGCCTGCTTGATGTGGCGCGCGGCCAGATTGGTGCCGTGCAGCAATACCCCTACACGAATCTTGGGCAGTTTAGCTCGCTGCTTGCTCCGTTTAGTGGCTCGCAGGGTGCTGCATATAACTATGCGCCAAGCAATATCAGCAACCTTGGCGGATTGGGCATGTTCGCGGGCAGCGCCTCTGGTCAAAAGATGTTTGGTTACTAGGGGGAGATATGGATAATTCATTATTTAATGACCCCCTTGCAATGGCCGGACTTGCCGTAATGGGCGGCAAGGATTTGGGCAGTGCGCTTACGGAAGCTGCGCAATTGAAGCAGCAGAGTGACTACCGCAACATGCAGATGTCACTCATGCAAGCGCAGGCCCAGCAAGCCATGATGCAGGCGCGGCTTCAGCAGAACTTGCTCGGCGCGTATGGCGGAGGCCCCGCTGATGCCGTTACGGGCGTTCCTATGCAGCAGGGCATGGGCGAGGTCATGCAGGAGGCTCCGCAAGATTACACTAGCACTCAGGCCTATAAAGAGGCGCAGCGCAAAATCGTGCTTGGTGAGGCTGCGGGACTTTCCGGTTTAGCCAAAGAAGGTGAGATGGAAATCCAGCGCCTTCAGGAGCTTGATAAGCGCCGGTATGAGTCCGAGAAAGAAAGCCCAGAGAGATTGGCCAAGAAGAAAATGGCCGAAGAGTCTGGCAAGCAGCGAGCGGAGAAAGAGGCGCTCCTAGCTTCTATGGAATCAAAGATGCCGAATCTTGAAAGCGTGGCAACTAAACTTAGCGCCCTTGGTAAGGATGCTACCTATACTTATGCAGGGCGCACCTACGATACCGCTAAACGTGAACTAGGCTTAGACCCCTCTAAGGGCGCTATCGCGCGGGCTGAGTATATTTCAACGGTAGATAACGAAATCCTGCCATTACTGCGCGATACGTTCGGCGCTCAGTTTACGCAACAGGAGGGCGAGAGCCTGAAAGCCACGCTCGGCGATCCGAATAAATCACCTGCCGAGAAGGATGCGGTGTTGCGTTCGTTCATTCAGACTAAGAAGTCATCTATCAGCGGGCTTAAAAAGGAACTGGGCAAGGAAGCTGCGCCGAAAGCCGAAGGTATGCCGGAAGGTGCTAAACTTGCCCCAGACGGTAACTATTACGTCGAGCAAAACGGCAAATTTTACAGGGTGGACAAGTGATGGCAACGCTCACGCCCGTTGATTTCAATCCGTTTGCTTCAGCCACGCAGGGCGCTATGCCGCCCTCCATGAAACTGACCCCGGTGGATTTCAACCCATTCGCTGAGAAGCCTCAAGCTCCTGAATATCAAGCTGGAATCCCACGCACGATATTAGACCAGAGCTTACAGGGCGCTACATTCGGCTTTGCTGATGAGGTAACAGACCGAATCGGCGCTGGCATTGCATCCCTCGTAACTGGCGAGAAATATGGTGATTTACTGCAAGAAGCCCGTAATATGTCCAAGGAACGCATGGCTGCCCAGTTGGAGCAGAATCCAGGCACTTCCATTGTTTCAAACCTAGCGGGCGGATTACTTACTGGTGGCGCAGCAGCATCAACAAAAGCAGGCGGAGCTATTGCTAATAGCCTTCGGACTGGCGGTACGGCGGCGCGTATTGGTAAGGGCGTTGCTTCGGGTGCCGCAACTGGCGCTCTTTACGGCGCGGGCGCAGCCGATGACGGACAGCGGCTCAAGGGCGCTGGGCAGGGTGCAGTTCTTGGCGGTATGGTTGGCGGTGCTGTTCCTGCTGTTGGTGCAGCGGTAAAATCAAGCATCCAAGGCACGAAGAACCTTATCGGTGGGGCATTGGCCCGTGGCGCGGAGGCGCTGGATGATTCCGCCTCGGCTATCTACCAGAAAAGCTCACAGGCTTATAAACAAATGCGTGATGCGGGTGCGGTGTTCAAACCTAAAACCACGCAGAAGATAGTTTCCTCGCTAGATACGGCACTCAAGAATGATGGCCCACTTAACTCTGCGCTGCATGACAAGACTATATCCGTAATCGGGCAAATTAAAGATGCCGCGAAAACCGGCAGCATGTCTCTGGAAGAAATAGATCAGTGGCGACGGGTGCTGGGTGAGGTGGCGGGAAACTTTACAGACAAGACCAACGCCCGCAAAGCCAGCCTGCTTATCAATACGATTGATGATGCAGTGGGAAATCTTAGTGGCAGCGACCTCGCTAAGGGCGGGAAACAAGCTATTGAGGCCCTGAAGCTAGGCCGCTCTGAATACGCCCGCGCTCGCAAGTTTGAAACTATTGCCGATATTGTGAAGAAGGCAGATGGCGATGCGAATTACCTGAAGCGCGAGCTTAAGAAGCTGCTGGATAATCCCAAGAAGGTGCGCGGCTTTAATGCCAACGAGATAGTGGCACTGAAGCAGGCATCTACGACTAGTGCAGGCGAGGGCATCATGAAGATGCTTGGCAAGTTCGGGATTGACTTTGGCAACAGTCGCATTGGCAACACAGCGTTGCCGGTGATAGGCGGACTTGCTACCGGAAGCCCGATACTACCGACAATAGGCACCGCAGCACGTTACGGCCAGAAAGCTATCGCAGGAGGTAAGGCTGAAACATTGCTCAAGACCATTGAGGGCAACGCGCCTCGCGTCTCAGTATCCAATCCATCTACATTACCTCCGGCATTATCTACGGTAGGCGGCGGCGTGGTTGGAACAATTGAGGGCAGAGGGGCGCAATCCTTAGCGCCTACTACCGTTATGACTCCCCCCGTAACCTTGCCGGGCGCAACCGCTCCTTCCTCGGCGATAGTGCCTTCGTTAGATAGCTTTAAGCCGCGCTCTGATGCTGGAGAAAATATACTAGTCAATCTTGAAACTGACCCGTTGACGGAAGTGCAAGACCCGGTGCAGGGCGCGCTTTCCCAAGCCGCCGAGGTAGTGGGTGTAGATAGTGAATTGCTGCGTAGCATGGCACAGGCAGAAAGCGCCCTAGACCCCAGCGCCAAAGCCAAAACATCAACAGCTTCTGGCCTTATGCAGATTACATATCCTACATGGAAGGCTCTCGTGAAGGAGCATGGCAAGGAATACGGCGTAGGCATGGCCGACATCATGAACCCGAAGGCCAATGCACTGATGGGGGCTGTGCTTACCCGCAAGAACACCGAGAAGCTGACTGACAGGCTTGGCCGTGAGCCGGACGCTGGCGAAATCTATATGGCGCACTTCCTTGGGGCGAATGGGGCGATGAAGCTCCTGAAAGCCCCGCTCCGGGCAGATGCAGCCGACATATTCCCAAAAGAGGCCAAAGCAAACGAGGCTATCTTTTACGACAAGAACAGGCCGCGCACCGTGTACGAGGTGCAAAGGCTTTTACGAAACAAGGTGGCCCCGCAATCGGCTTCTTTGGCAACCAGCTAATTTAACAACTAAAGGAGAATAAAAATGTCACGCACACCTATGGGCTTAGAAGCCGAAACCGCCACTCCCGCTATCGGGGATTTTATTAATTTCTTTGATATTAGCGATAACAACGAGCCAAAGAAAGCCGCTGTGGCTAATCTCGTGGGCGCTGCTAGCGCCTCCGCAATTGGAAGCTCTATCGGGGCGCGCTGCACTACTCAGTTTGATGCCGTTACCGGCACAACGGGGGCAACGCTCACCAACGTTGTGGGCATGTCTGTAAACCTCGTCGCAGGCGCTGTTTATACGGTTAATGTTTATGTGCATGGCATTTCTACATCTAACAGCGGCATGAAGCTAGGCTTGGGCGGCACAGCTACATGGACGAGCGTTGATGCTACCGGAACATTAAAAACTGCGTCCGCTATGATTTCCGGCTCTAACATCACGGCCACTCCCGGCACGGCTGTTGTTGGCGGAACCGCCGCATATCTTAACGGCGATATCAAGGCAACGATTGTGGTAAATGCCGCTGGCACTCTCACATTGATGGCCGCTCAAAACGCTGCACATGCTGATACTACCAGCGTTTATGTCAACAGTAATATCGTTGTAACCCGCATTGCTTAACAATAGTGGGGCTGTGGTAATGCGCGGCCCCATAATAAGGAGATATTATGGGAGCTAATCCGAATTATACTGGTCATATCATCTACCGCGATGTGACTATTGCAAATAGTGGAACGACACCTACGGACGGGGTTGATTGCGGTCAATATACGCTTTGCGGCGTAACGATTCCGTCGGGGCTGGACGGCACGTCGCTGTCGTTTACCACCGCCACCACGTATAGCGGCACGTATAATGTCATGCACACCGGGGCAGCTGATTTTGCATTAGTGGTGGCTGCAAGCCGCTATATTGCTTTTGATGGGGCTACGGTGGCGCGGTTCATGGGGCAGCGCTATCTGAAGCCGGTGTTGGCAACTCAGACGGGTGCGATCACGCTCACGCTACACTTAGTGCCGAATAGCATGGTGTAGATATGTTTCTTGCGATTCTATCAGGCTCATCCAACACTGGCCCGGTAATAACGGTTCCCGGCGCTCAGTCTATCTATGAGAATGAGAACCTTACGTTTAGTGCGGGTGGCGGCACTGCTATATCAGTTTCGGATGCAGAGCAAAGCAGCCTTGCCATTACCATCACGGTGACTAACGGAACAGCTACGCTTTCGCAAACGACCGGGCTTTCATTTACTACTGGTGATGGAACGGCTGATGCGCTGATGGAATTTAGCGGGGATATTGATGATATTAATGATGCCTTAGAGGGAATGATATTCACACCTTCTTCTGTTGGCGCGGGCAGTGTGGCCGTTGAGGCCGAAGACGGAGAGGGCGGAACGGATAATAAGAGCGTTTCTATAGATGTTGAGGAAGTACCTCTCCCCACGCAATCAACCGAATTTACATCTGCCAGCTCACAATATGTCACGATGTCAGATGCGGATTTCGGTGGCTATGACCGCGAGAAGTTTACAATTCACCGCTCGATAAAAAGGAAATCCACGGGTGGCTCGCAGTATATTTGGACACACGCCGGAGCCTCTGGAAATTACGCTATTTTCATTCTTTTCGATCCCAATAACAAAATCTCAATTGCCACTTACCAAAATGGAACGGCGGAGGCGGGAAGGCTAGTTACTACCGCAGCTTATACAAACACTTCGGATTTCTACGATATTACCATTCATTATGATTCTGCCAACGCTACGGCCAATGACAGAATACGTCTTGAGGTTGACGGGTCGGCGGTTACTTCCTTTACCTCAAGAACCAATCCAACCGCTGCTATATTCGACACCACAGCCAATGCCTCTATTGGCTATAACGGTCAGGCATCCCCTGCTGGTTATGCCAATGTCATTGATTACAATTTCCGTTTTTATAGCGGCGTTAACCCATCCCAAGCGGATATTTTAGCAGGCAGCACTGCCGGTCTATGGTCTTCGCGCCCGGTAACTGGCGGCGATGTAACCTTTGATGGTGCGCGCGGAGCATCATGGACAAACGTAAACGCCGCTACCGCTAGCAGCACCATCCCAACATAGGATTTATATGGTTTCAGAAAAAGCATTAGATTTCGAGCAATCCATCCAAAGCACATTGCTGGATATTGTTACTGAGCAGGCGCAGTATTTTACTGTGCATGGAAAGTATTTTCAGGCCAGCCCTGAAGTCACGGGGGGCGTGATGCAGATACATGAATATGTAGGGCCGCTCGGCGCTGGATATATGGCAATTCTGGAATCCGATGGCTGGATTAAGGTGGCGGATTTTGGCCCAGAGGGGCATAGCGCGGATTGGCATCAGAAACAGGAGTTAGACCATGATTGAACTACTTGCCCTTGCTTTTACATTCGCAATCTGCCGAGCTTTAGATGGAGGTGATTATGTTCCGCGACCTGTTGCCACACTACTTATGGGCCTTGGTTTTGGCGTTACCCATTACGTGGCTGGAAATCCTCTTATGGTTTCCGGTATTGCGGGCCTGATTGTATTTCTGGGGATGTGGCTGGGGTTATTGTTTGGCTGGCAGCTTGCCGCTATTCATAGCCGTTATGACCCCAAAGAACGCAACTTCTGGCCCGCCGATATGGTGGGCAACTGGGTATTTAAGAAAACCAGCAATGGCTTCTCTGCCGGGGTTGCCTTCTTTACCGTGCGCGCAGTGATGTTTTATCCGGTGTTCGCGGCACTGGCGTTCTTTCTTGCCAAGCCGTGGCTTTACGCTTCGGGTTTAGCGGTATTTACCATGGGCGGCGTGTACTGGCTTGCAGGCAGGGCAATAGGTGAGAAGCATGCTACCCGGCTGGCAGAATACGCCATGGGTGCAATCTGGGGAGCGGCGTTATGGCTGGGCATTTAGAGGAGCGGGTGCGCGAGATTGAGGAAAACGAGGCATACCAGCGGGGCTACAAGGATGGGGCCTATAAGATAGGCTACAAGTTCCTATCGGTATGCGCATTGGTAACAGGAGCTATTTTAACCAGCGTTTACAAGCTCGGTATGTGGCTGATGGATCGTTACGACGCTGTAGAGGCTGGGATAAAAGCATTTTGGCAAGCCAATGGAGGTGGCAGATGAAACGGACTGTAAATATTCTTTCGTGGGCGCTTCAGATAACGCTCCTACTGATTATCGTGCTGGTGACGCTATTTGCGGGCATGAACCACCAATATTTCAAGAAGGTGGCCTTAAGCGAGCGCATGGACGTGCTGATGAGCATGGATATCAGGCAGCTTGGGCAGCTGAGGGTGAAATCATGATAGCACTTCTAGGTTCTCTGCTCGGCCTGTTCGGCTCTGCCGTTCCTGAGCTATTCAAATGGTTTCAGGATAAGCGCGATAAGGCATTCGAGCTTCAGATGCTGGAAGCACAGGCCAAGAATGCGGCGGCGCTCAGGGAATATGACGCCAAGATGTTTTCGGCGCAGGCAGATGCCAGCTTTTATACTGCCGAGCAGGACAGGCTTGCCAAGCAGCAGATGAACGACCGCACAGGTATTCGCTGGGTTGATGCCACCAATGCCATGGTACGCCCGGTGATAGCACTGGGCTTTCTGGCCCTGTATTGCATTATCAAGATTCTGGTGGTTTGGAATTTAGGCATTGATGCCGTTATTGACCGGCCGTGGCTTATCTGGAGCGACGAAGATTCTGGTACATTCGCTACGGTGATTAGCTTCTATTTTGGGTCGCGCGCCTTACGTAATACCATGGGCCGGAAGTGAAAAATCTTCTTTAAAAAGAAGATGCAAATGCTAGTATTATTATATGAAATACGGGCCACTTAAAAAGCTAATTAATGAGCCATATCGCTTTGCCTCTATCAGAAAGAGGTTGGCTAAATATACTTCTAAATCAGAGGGTGGCGGCTGTTGGAATTGGACGGGCCATCTTAATGAGAAGGGCTACGCAATGATGAGTGCAGGAAGAAAAATAAGTCTAAGAGCTAGTAGAGTCGTTTACTTGCTTAAGCACGGTTATTTCAATGAAGCTCTTTATGTTTGCCATAAGTGCGATAACCCAAAGTGTGTAAATCCCGATCATCTTTTCCTAGGCACCGCCAAAGACAATACGCATGACATGATACAGAAAAACAGAATGTCCCGACCTCCGGTACATTATGGCAGCACTCATCCACTTGTACGTAATCCTCAATTGAGTGCGCGAGGGGCAAAAAATGGCAATTCATCAATTGATGATGATCGGGCGCTACAGATATATGAATCTGAAGGAAGTGTTCGTGAACTATCTAATAGATTTGGCCTATCCCCAAGCGCTATTCATTCCATAAAAATGAAAAAAACATGGAGACATATCCATGCGAACATGTCCTGAGTCCATTAATATAATTAAAAAATATGAAGGCCTAAGATTAAAGCCCTATCTCTGTCCTGCTGGTTTAAAAACGATTGGTTACGGTCACGTAATTTTGCCGGGCGAGAATTTTGGCGATAGCATCTCCGAACAGGTAGCTCAAGGATTGCTAGAAGCTGATTTAAAGCGATTTGAGCGCGGTGTAAGTAATTTGTGTAGGGGCGTAGCTCATCCCATGAAGTTTGGCGCTCTCGTGTCGTTTGCGTTCAATCTGGGGCTGGGCGCATTGCAGAGGTCAACTCTACGGCAGAAAGTATTGCGCGGTGAAGATGATGAAGTGCCTGCCGAGTTCTTAAAATGGGTGCGCGGTGGTGGCAGAATATTGCCGGGCCTAGTAAAGCGTAGGGTGGCTGAAGCTGCATTATGGCAGAAAGGAGGTCGTCATGGCTAAGAAACCAGTGAAGAAGCCGGTTAAGAAGGGGTGTTAGGCCAACTCTCCGGTATTTCCGGATGGTTGCTCGCGCTCTTCAGCACGAAGCATAAACTCAGTGAACTCTCGTATAACCTCGGCGCATTGGGTTATAGTTGTAAAGCGGATGGCTGTAAATTCAGCATTGGGCTCTTGTTTCTGAATTAATAGTAGGGCTTCCAGCTCCTTCAGCAGTTCATCGGTGGTCATATGGCTCCTTTATATTCAGCTCTAGTTAATTGTGCATTTGTATTTACAAAAGACACATATTCTTTTGCCTTTTGCTCTGATTCAAAACCAATAAATTCTTTGCTTCCACTGGACTGATTTATGAGTTTTACAAAATAATCTTTATGCACCATACCCCTCACTCCACCGCTGCTTTGAGTTTTTCTACGCAAGCCATAGCAATATACTTGTTGGCCTGATGTGCTGATTCAATATCAGGATTCGGATTAATGGCTATCAAATTAAACCCTTCCAAAGCCTCACGCAGGAGCGCTTGCTGTTCGTTTATGATGGCCACGCACTCCTTCTGGTATTCCGCATAGCCCGGAAGCGTAGGCCGCCATTCCTCTACGAAGCCAATCCTGCTTTTTAACGATTCGTGTTCGGTCATGGGTTATCCTTTGTGTAAAGTATTGTCGGATTTAGTTTCAGCAACGCGGTTTGTGTAAATCCCGCTTTCAACAAGCGGCATGATGGCTTTTGTCACCATCACGGCCCTCCAGCACGGTGGTGATTCGTGATATTGCTTGCTTGGCCTCTATAATAGTTTCATCCAGACATATTACTGGCTTTCCGGCCATCAGGCCTTGAGTTCCGGTAAGTAGCCGCCCTAACGAATCACGCGCTTTCTCAAGCTCGGTGCGATAATGCGTGGCTGTCCATAGTAGCTCGTCATACCGCTGTGCTTCTAGAGGCTTGCCGTCAGTGGGTTTGCGGGCTCTATAATATCGCTCCTGATCGTGGGTTTCCATCCTCATTCCCCTTCCGTCTTTGGTTTCGTTTCTAATATGCTCACGTATGGCGCGGAGAGGGCTAGGGCACTATCAGACGCCACCCAAATGGCGTTTATAGTTGGCATGTCACACATGCTGCCATAAACTGGTGGAGAGCATTCAGTTTTGATCCAGCGCAGTTCTTTATGCAGCGCACCAATAATTTTCAGGAGGTGGGTTATGGCGATCTTGAAATCATAAGGTTCATATTTCAAAAATTCTCCATTTGATACCTTGGCAAATCCATGGGCATCAGCACTAAGCATAACTTTAACAACTTTAGGCACAATTAATCGCTGCAATTCGGTGGGGGAAATCATAAGTAACTCTCCATGCGTTTAGAAATTTCCTGTATTTCTTCTACGGATTTTGCGGCCCTCAATTTCTTAAAATCCCGGCGGAACTTTTTTCGCTTCTCTAGGCGCATTTCTATTTGCCCGGCGTCATTTACTTTTATCGCCTCCATAATCTGATTGAAGATGCAATTGCGCAGCGATAGTTTGAAGGTGCTAGAAGTATGCTCTATCGCCTTGGGGTACATCCACTCCACATACGCCACCACTTCTTTGCCTATATCCAGGGCAATTTCCTTGACCAGATCGCGTGTGTAAATCGTTGGCAAATTATCCATACTCACTCCTTTATGGCGATTCCGGCTGCGCGGAGGGCTGCCCTAACGTCTCTGCGGAAATTTTCTTTGCCTCCTTCGCTATAAGAATCCCATATTGCCGACAACTCTTTTCCGGAAATTAGGTACTTAGTTTCGCACATAGCCCTAGCCGCTTTTTCCAGCCCCGCAGCATCTATCGTGATGGGGTTGGTTTTTAGGTATGGCGCAATAGCCTTCATCACAATGCGGGCTTTCTCGCGTGGATGAGTGCCATATTCCCAGCCGTTAGCTTGCAATTCAGCTATAATATCCTCCACATCCCGCGCCTCCTCACCCCTGTGTTCTTCGGGCTGGGATTTAAGCTGGGCGATGATGGCATCAATCTCAACCAAGGCATGCACAACATTTGTGTTTTTAAGCATGTCTATTGGACGCAGTAAATCCTTTACGGTTTCCAGCATCTCCACGGTTTTATTCTTGTCGGTGTTCATGATGGCTCCTTTGATTCGTATGGCAGTGTGAATTTACCTTGCCAGCTTTTCCAAGCCTTGGTGACTGCTCCCGTGCCGGGGAAAAGATCATGCAATTCATCTTCGGGGCGCGCCCCTAATAGTTCAAAGCCCCAATGACAGACCGCTTCCGGTTTCGCACCAGTAAGACCCCGCTTCATAGTGATGCTTTCCTGAATCCAATCTCGGTTAACCTGACGCTTGGATACCACGGGCTTGCGTGCTGCCTTGATTATGACTGGCTCCCAGGCGTAGGCCACCGGCACATTTCGCTTGAAGGCGGCGAAGCCTTTAACCCAAGAGCAGTAACGAGCCCCCGTCTTTTCTACTAGAGGCGCAAGCACTGCTATACTAGTGGGGGTGGCGGATGCATGAAGCAGCCAGCCATCGTACTCGCTTTGTAGCTTTTCGATAAGCCTGACGTGATCGACCTCTCCGCCATAGTCTGGGTGATCTTTATATAAATGAGCGCAACCAATATACGGCGGGTCAGCATAGCCTATTCTCACTTCCCACCTCCCGCCGTTTCGGTTTGGGGTTGAAGGGCTTCGTTTAGCTCTTGGGCAATATCTTCAAAAGATGCCACGTATAAATCAGATATATTCCCCTTCTCATGGGCATTGCGGTATCGTGCAGCCTCTTGGCGTATGCCAATCTTAGCATTTCTAATTACTGCCGTAAGTCTATCAATCTCCGCCTCTCTGGCGTGATAGCCATCTAGAAAGGACAGCCAGCGCCTTTGCACATGCCAATCCTCATAATGGCCGCCACCATCTTTGATTAACTCTTGGGGCGAGAGCTTCGTCTCAAAACTATCGCGCACGTTATTCGGCATGGGGTTGCTCCTTTGTTAAATACGGCTGGATGGCTGCGAGGGCTTGCTGTGCAAAATGCCTCGTTACGCCTTTTATTAAATTCCCAGATTCCCTTTCATAATCATTGATTGATTTTTCTTGGTACTCCAAAGCCTCCGCCGCTTGATTCAGCAGCGTTTGGAGGGTGGTGAGGGCTTCTGACATTTTCCAAGCGTGATTAAATAATTCACCAGAATCAACATCATTATATGGCTTGGCATAATCTATCTTGCAGGCTTCAAAGTTCGCCATCAATGCTTTTATTTCTTCTGCGCTAATCATACGCCCACCCATTCAATTTTAACTCGTTTAACAATATCCTCGTGCAGCGTCATCGTTTTATGTGGGCTGCCCTCAAACCACACCTTTAATTTATCATGGGCGTCATTCCACGAGGCTTTATAAACTTTCTGCTTTTTGTTTATGGCCCTAAATTTAAATGTTTTATCCATACCCCTTACCCCTGCGCGCTGGTGACTGGTTTTGGTGGATTGGGAAGGGGTTGCCAGTACGTTGCATTTAATAGGCCATATCCCACGCCCGCTTCACTTTCCCAGCTTCCTTCTGGCATTATGGGTAGGCCATTTTTATCCCAGCGTATGAACCCACATCCTTCACGCCACTTTCCTGTTTTAGGATCGCTATTAGAAAACATAAGTAGTACCAATGTTCCATCCCTAGGCGCTGAGTCGATCGTCATCCATTCCATTGTGTTGCTCATGATGTGGCCTTTGGGTTGAGGTGATTGTCCAACTGGCTACCTACAAAATTACGCAAGAACTCTTCCTTTAGGTGGTCAAATACATATTCAATCACGGCATAAGAATCGCGAGAGCTATATATGTCTCGATTGGTAAATAGCTTCTCGCATTGCACCCACTCTTCTTTTGTAGAGTGTAGAAACCTTCCCCGAACCGCAAATGCACCCAAGTCATTCTTATAAATAATGGATGCATCAGCCCTTAGCGGAAGCTTTGCATAGGGCACATCTTTATTATGCAGGGACATTGGCTCCGCTGACCTTAATGCATCACGTATATCAGGAGCAAACTTAGCCCGTATTGCATTTACTAATTGCGCGTCAAATCTATCCATTCCATCCTCCTCTAGTCAGTTATTGCTTGGGCGGGGTTAGTAGGGATAACTCTGTGAATCTCCATTCGCTGCTCTACAGGCACGGCTTCCCATAGCTTTATGTAAGTCAGGCGCTCAGAGTTCATTGCAGCATATTTCTCCTGCAAATCCTCCAATTGCTGTTTTAGCTTGTCTATGTACTCCCACATTTCAACAGAGTTTTTCATACGCCATCACTCGACCATATTGTTAGCGTCAACAAAATGGTATTTATGGCGCTCACACAGACATTTGCCGTCATGATAATCAAAGCATTCCGGAAACTGGTCCGAATCAATGAACGCCTCACAAACGTCGCACCTTACAATGCTCATAATCTCTCTCCTAAAACGGTTAAAATCCGTTATCTGCGGGGGTGGGGTGGGTTTTCTGCGGCAGAATACAAATCTTTGGTTATGTAATCGGCTATACATTTTCTAATATCGATTGGCTTGCCCTCATTAAGATGCTCACGATAAAGAAGATTGATAAGCATCAGCGCCGCCCTGCGAGGGTCGGACTTTTGATTCTCCCAGCGGTTCAATGCTTGCGCATCAACTGCTATCAGCAAGCCAAGATGATCTTGGGTGAGGCCCATGGCTTTGCGGACTTCGGCAATCTCTGGGCCATTTGTTGGCGATAATTTAGTAAGCATAATCACCCCTATTAAGTTTCAACTCCCCATCCAAATCCGCCGCTTTCATGATGCCAACCCCAGAGCTTTGTTAAGCTCTGTTGTGATGGGAACAATGGCGGTGGTGCGCTCGCTTGGAGATTCATAAATCTCTACAAACTTAGCAATTTCAGGCCATGCCTCCTTAAGCTGCTTGGTGGTATTGCAGGAATAAAGAATGGCCCGCGCCTCATTATTGGAGCGATTATAGCTTTCTTTGTAGTCCGTAATATCAGCAGTTAGATCGTCATGTTTCTTGGTAAAGCGGTGGCTGTTATCATAGACCTTTAGAATTTGCCCATAAGAACGCTCACGATGTTTGGCAAGAAAACGTTTTGGCTCCTTTAGATTGCGCTCACATACACCGCTAGAGTGACCGCCAAACTGAACTTGGAATTGGTTGCTTTCAGGAAGCCATCCAGCCTCAAGAGCATACATTTTTTCTCTTACCTTGGCCGGATAAATGTCATTATAAACTTCTTCCGAAAGGGCAAGTCGCCGCTCCTCTAGGGCCTCCTTTTTCTTATCAAAGGCACTGCTCAGAATGGCCTTCAAAATACCATCCCGAATGTTGTTACTTAGACGCACTGATTTATCCATGGCTTTCTCCATTGTTAAGTTTCAACTGATTGTGATTTCCTACCGCTTCCAACAGCCCCTCACCCCCCACGCCAGTTGAAACCGCGCATTGATATATAAGGGGTGGCGTTAGCTTCCCAAGCTCTAGGCGAGGGTTCGATTCCCTTCACCCGCTCCATATTGATATATAAGGGCTTTTTCATGATTTATGCCCCCGTCCGTTTCAACTGATTTAGGCTTGGTAATTGCCGATTAGTTTCAACTTGCTCGCGGTAGGCTTCCCATTTGGCCATGGCGTTATCGCTGATTACCCGGTCGCGGGGCATGTAAACTTCCTTCATGGCGGCAATGGTTTCATAGCTATGGCCGGTGATGTTCGCTATCTCGGTATCCGAGCATCCGGCGCGGCCAAGCTGCACCACGGCTGTGCGGCGAAGATCGCGTAGCTGAAGGCTGTCGGGAATGCCATGCTTCTTGCCGAACATGCGGAAGTTCTTGCCCAGCCATTCCACATTAAACGGAACATGAGTGGCGTCGGTATATAGGATTGTTTTTCCTTCTTTGGGCAGGGCATCCAGAATATTGGCAAGCAAGGGGAGGCACCGGATATCAACGAAGGCCCCCGTTTTGCTTTGCGTTACCTGAATACGGTCGCCAGCATATTGCTCTGGCTTCATGGCGCATACATCGCCGGGGCGTTGGCCCGTGTATCCTAGCAACGCAATGGCGGCTATTACCATCATTTCATTGTGGGTATCCGGCTTTATTTCCAGAATATGGTCTACGCCATCCTCCCAGATAGTCTTGCGCGGCTTGGATTGCTCCGCACGGATATTGGTTGCCGGGTTCTGGGTGATATAGCCCTCATCAAAAGCAAACTGCATAACAACGCGAAGAACTTTGATGCGGTGGTAGCCGGTAGTCTGGCCACGCTTATCGCGCACCTTGCGATAATACTGAATGCAGTCTTTACGAGCAATGCCCTGAATAGGGTCGTGATGCGCCCATTCCTCAATCTTATTGAAATGTCCGTCATAATGAATCTTGGTGCTCTTGCGCAGCTTAGTGTAGCGCTCGTCTTTTTTATATTCTGCAATCAGCCACTTCATGGTGTTCTTCGTGGTGGGCTCTATGCCATTGCGCCATTCATCAACCTGACGGTTCTGCTGCTCTGCATATTTAATCGCGGCATTTAATTCCTTGCCAAGCGGCAGGATGGTGAAGCCAGCCTCGCGCAGCTTCTTAGTGGGATACCAATAATAGTTATCCTTGCGCTTGATAAGGTGGCGTATTTTGATAGCCATTACACGCCCCGTCCTTGCTGTGTGCGATCGGCTATTGTGCTGGCCGAGGCTTCGCCACGCCAAGACTCGTCAAGCCACTTATCGATCAGGCGCACATCATAATTGCCGGTGAGGGGGTGCTTCCCCGGAAAAGGAAAGCCCATATCCTCCCACATCTTTAGACGCTCTTTTACATAGTCATCTGAGCGACTGATATAGGTAAGGGCCTCCTCCTTGGTAAGCATCCTCGGCATGATGTCTATTTTGCGTTTCATGGTTATCTCGCTAGAAAATAAGTTAGAAATCCAAGTGCAACGCCTAATGCAAAATATTCCATATCACACCCCCTCGCTTTCGTTGGTTATGCTGCTTTTTTCTGCTTAACTACTGGCGCTTCAGCTAATAGCCCCAAAAGCTTTTCTGCCTGTACTACGCGAGCCTTTTGGCGAGCGGCAGCGGCATCGGCAGCGGCATCGGCAGCGGCATAGGCAGCGGCATCGGCAGCGGCAGCGGCATAGGCAGCGGCATCGGCAGCGGCAGCGGCATAGGCATCGGCAGCGGCATAGGCATCGGCATAGGCAGCGGCAGCGGCATAGGCAGCGGCATCGGCAGCGGCAGCGGCATAGGCATCGGCAGCGGCATAGGCATCGGCATAGGCAGCGGCAGCGGCAGCGGCAGCGGCATAGGCATCGGCATAG